ATGACCCGTCCCGCTTCCGGTGCGCTTCGCACCACAGCGCCGACTCTCTCCAGCCTGGACAAGGTCCAGCCCTTCCGAAGTGCGGAGGAGGCCTGGTTCTGGACCATGGCGGCCCTCGTAGCACGCCGGGATGGCGCGCGCATCGTCTCCGGCCGTGGCCTCGTGTCGCGGCCCTGCGAGCCGGATGACGTGGTGAAGGCCCTGGACCGGCTCTATCGCCACCGCCGGATCGACCTGGCGCATGCGCGCATCATGCGGATCTGGGGCGAGCGCGGCACGGCGCCGGACCCCACCTCCCTGCGTGAGCGCGGTGACTACCGTCTGTGGAACGAAGCCATGGAGCGGCTGGACTGGCCGTTGCGGATGAAGGGCATCGTGGCCGGGCCCGAGCCGCGCGAGGCAGAGGCCGATGTGGTGGCGTTCCGCCCCAACCGGCCGGTCTGACGAGGCTTTCCATGATTTCGGCACCCTTCGTGCCGGCCCCTGACCTGCTCGCCGCCGTCCCGGGACACCGGGGCGGCGGTGCTGCGTTCGGGGGTGCGGGGCACAGGCGAATCGCGGAGGCGCGGCCTCAGCGGCTCTGGATCGCCTTTGGCGGCGGGGCGGACCAGGGCTGGATGCAACTGCTGCGGCCGGGCTTCCGGCATTGCTTCGCGGCGTTGCAGGATGAAGAGGGCTGGACGGTGCTCGACCCGCTGTCCGGCCGGCTGCTGGTGACGCGGCTGCCGGTGCCGGCAGGGTTCGACCTGCCGGGCTTCTGGGCGCGCGCGGGATGCCGGGTTCTCGGGCCCTTCGTGCCCGCGCCAGCCGCGCGGGCCTGGCCGGCGGCGCTTCCCTTTTCCTGCGTGGCGGTGTGCCGGGCGCTGCTGGGGCCGGGGGCGCCGTTCGCGGTGACACCGTACGGGCTGTTCCGGCGATTGGAGAAAAATTCCTCTCAAGAGGAAAATGTTCTTGACCCAGCCGAAAGGCTCGGCTAGAAGCTCTCTTGTCAACGGGCTCATTGCGCCCGGTGGCTTCCTCCCCGACCCCTGAACTTCAGGCCCGGCCCGGATCCCTCCGGCGCCGGGCCTTTTCTGTTCCGGGCGGGGTCATCCGCAAACAGGAGCGAGCCGGCGCATGGGCGATTGCACCACTTTCCCGCCGCACCCCGATGGAGGGGCCCAGGCATGACGGCGGATGAGATCGTCACCCGCGCGGAGCGCGCCCTGGAGCGACGCCGCCCCTGGGAGGGCGTGTGGCGCGATTGCTATGACCATGTGCTGGCCTCCACCCCCGGCGCCGGCGGCCCCTCGCTGCATGACGGGACGGCGGCGGACGCGGCGGAGAACCTGGCGGCCTCCCTTCTGGCCGAGCTGACGCCGCCCTGGTCGCGATGGTTCGGGCTGGCGCCGGTGGACGAGGCGGCGGACCCGGAACTGGCCGGGGTGCTGGAGCGGGCGGCGGAGACGCTGCAGGGGCATCTGGACCGCTCCAACTTCGCGCTTGAGATGCACCAGGCGTTTCTGGACCTGGTGGTGGCGGGCACGGGCGTGGTGCTGGTGGAGGAGGCGCCGCCCGGCGAGGCCTCCGCGCTGCGCTTCACCGCGGTGCCGCTGCGCGAGGCGGTGCTGGAGGAGGGCGCCTCGGGACGGCTGGATACGGTGTTCCGGCTGGTGCGGATGAATGCCGAGACGATCGCGGCCCGCTATCCCGGCGCGGCGCTGCCGGCCGACCTGTTCCGGGCCGATGAGCCGGAGGCGACGCATAAGGTGATCGAGGCGGTTTGGCCGGGCTTCGGCGGGCCGCGCTTCGCCGCGGTGCTGGAGCGGGATGGCCGCGCGCTTCCGCTTGCCGAGGGGCGCTTCGAGGAATGCCCCTTCCTGGCGTTCCGTTGGATGAAGGCGCCCGGCGAGACCTATGGCCGCGGCCCCGTGATGAAGGCGCTGCCGGATATCCGCACCGCGAACAAGGTGGTGGAGCTGGTGCTGAAGAACGCCTCCATCGCGGCGACGGGGATCTGGCAGGCCGATGATGACGGCGTGCTGAACCCGGCGACGGTGAGGCTGGAGCCGGGCGCGATCATCCCGAAGGCCGTGGGGTCTTCAGGGCTGACGCCGCTGGCGGCGCCGGGCTCCTTCGACGTGTCGCAACTCGTGCTGTCGGACATGCGGGCGCGGATCCGTTCGGCGCTGCTGGCGGACCGGCTTTCGTCGCCGCACCGCCCGAACATGACCGCGACGGAGGTGCTGGAGCGCAGCGCGGAGACGGCGCGGCTGCTCGGCGCCACCTATGGGCGGCTGCAGGCGGAGCTGCTGACGCCACTGGTGGCGCGGTGCCTTTCGATCCTGCGGCGGCGGGGCGAGGTGCCGCCGATCCTGCTCGATGGGCAGGAGGCGCGCATCGCCTACCAATCACCGCTGGCCCGCGTGCAGGGAAGGGCGGATGCGGCGAACACGCTGCTCTTCCTGCAGGCCGTTTCGGCGCTCGGGCCTTCGGCCGCGGGCGTCGTCGATCTTCCCGCGGCGGCGCGGCATCTCGCCCGCACGCTGTCCGCGCCCAGCGCCATTCTGGCGCCCATTCAGGAGCAACCCAGCGCATGAGTGAGAACCTGCTGGAGGTCGAGCCGAAGGAGGCCGAGGCCCCCGCCGAAGCGGTGGAGGTGCCCGCGAAGCCGGAGCGGCCGGAGGAGGTGCCGGAGAAGTTCTGGGATGCCGAGCGCGGCGCGCTCCGCGTCGATGCGCTGCTGAAGTCCTATCGGGAGTTGGAGCGCAAGCTCTCCGCCCGCTTCGCCCCGCCGGCCGATGATGCGCCGGAGGAGGAGCGGCTGCGCTTCCGCCGGGCTATGGGCGTGCCGGAGACGGCCGACGAATATGCGGTGGAGCCGAGGCACGAGCTGGTCGGCCCCGATGCCGAGGTGAATGCGGCGCTGCACAAGGCGGGCTTCACGCCGGCGCAGGTGCAGCTGGTCTATGACCTCGCGGCCGAGCGCCTGCTGCCGATCGTGGCGGAGGCGGCCTCGCAATTCGAGGCGGAGCGGCAGCGGGACCGGCTGCGCAGCGAATTCGGCGGCGAGGAGCGGTTCCGCCGGACCGCGAAGCAGATCGCGGCCTGGGGCAAGGCGAATTTGCCTGAGGAGGTGGTCGCCGCGCTTTCGACCACGGCCGATGGGGTGATCGCGCTGCATCGCATGATGGAGAAGGGCGAGCCCGCCCTCGCCCGCCAGGCCGAGGCGCCCGAGGGCATGGATGAGGCGGCGCTGCGCCGGATGATGCGCGACCCGCGCTACTGGCGCTCCCGCGAGCCGGATTTCGTGAAGCGGGTGACGGAGGGCTTCCGCCGCCTCACGGGAGGGTGATGCTATCGCCTCAACTTTGGCTTCAGGAATTAGCGCTAAGGTTCTGAAACCCGAGTCCGGGCTTTGCGTTTTCCCGATGCGTCTCTGCGACGGGTGGTCACTGACTGCATCCCCCCAAAGGGTGACCCCCGTACGCCGCCGGTTCCGCATCCCCCCTCGTGCGGACCGGCTAGGGGGGCGGGTGGCACCCTACTTCCCCCTGGTGCCGCCCGCCCCCGTCTCTTTTCGAAAAGGCCCCTCCGCACCGCGGACGGGGCCTTTTTCTGTTTCCACCCTTTCCGGCGCGACCAACCCGCCCCGGGCCTGATGGCGCAGCCATGGGCCCTGGGCGGGCGCGTGCCGTTCCGCGCGCCGCCTGGCCCCGGAGCCGCCCCGCCATGGGGCGGCGCCGTGCCAACCGGGTGGCCGCATCTCCGCGCCGCAACCCATCATACGAAGGAGGACCTGCGTGTCCGCCACGATCGATCAGGCTTTCGTCAAGCAGTTCCAGGCCGAGGTGCATGAGGCCTTCCAGCGCCAGGGCAGCAAGCTGCGCCCCACCGTGCGCTCCAAGACCGGCGTGCACGGCGCCTCCACCGTCTTCCCGCGTGTCGGCAAGGGCACGGCGGCGGCCAAGGCGCGCAACGGCGTCGTGCCGGTGATGAACCTCGACTACTCCGCGGTCGAGTGCTTCCTGCAGGACTACTATGCGGGCGAGTGGGTCGATAAGCTCGACGAGATCAAGACCAATGTGGATGAGCGCGCGGTGGTGGCGAATGCCGGCGCCTATGCGCTGGGCCGCAAGACCGACGAGCTGATCATCGCCGCCCTCGACACCGCGACGCAGGAGGCGGTGGGCACCGCGGCCGGCACGACCGACACGGACGGGCTGACCAAGGCGAAGGTGCTGCTGGCCTTCGAGAAGCTCGGCGCCGCCGACGTGCCGGATGACGGCAACCGCTTCGCCGTCGTCGGCTGGAAACAGTGGAGCCAGCTGCTGCAGATCGAGGAGTTCGCGAACGCCCAGTATGTCGGCGATGCCGACCTGCCCTGGAAGGGGATGCAGGCGAAGCGCTGGCTCGGCGCGCTGTGGATGCCGCATTCCGGCCTGACCAAGAGCGGCAACCTGCGCTTCTGCTACTTCTACCACCGCACGGCCGTCGGCCATGCGGTGGCGCAGGACGTGATGACCGACATCACCTGGCACGGTGACCGCGCCGCGCATTTCGTCAACAACATGATGAGCCAGGGTGCCGTCCTGATCGACGACACCGGCATCGTGCGGATGCGCGCGGCCGAATAGCCGCTGCCGACTGCCTGAACGGGGCCGCGCGTGGCGACACTTCGCCACGCGCGGCTTCCACCGGAATGACGAGACCACGCGCGTGCCGCCCCCCGGCCGGCATGCGCGGCGCGTGGGGCCGGCCGCACGCGATGCGCCGCCTGTTCCGCGCCATGCCGGCGCGACTTTCGCGGCTGCACCGGCGCCGGCCCCCGCGCATCCCCTGCTTTCAAACCCCTTTCAGGGAGCATCGACCCGATGGCGCTTTCCGCCCTCGCCCTCTGCTCGCGCGCGCTGCTCAAGGTCGGCGCGCAGCCGATCGCCTCCCTCGAGGAGGGGACGGTCGAGGCGGAGGTTGCGGCCAATCTCTATCCCGGCACGCGGGACGCGCTGCTCTCCTGCCATCCCTGGTCCTTCGCCACGGGGCAGATGGAGCTCAACCGTCTGGCGGCGACCCCGGTGGCGGATCTGGCGAATGCCTTCCAGCTGCCGCCGGATCTGCTGCGCGTCATCTCGGCGGGCAGCGGGCGCGGGCGCGGCATCGCCTACCGGATCCAGGAGGGGCGGCTGCACGCCAATCCGTTCCAGGTCGTGCTGACCTATGTGTTCCGGCCGGCTGAAGGCGAGTTCCCGCCCTTCTTCGCCTCGGCGCTGGTGGCGCGGCTGGCGGCGGAGTTCTGCCTTCCGCTGACGGAGAACACGTCGCGCGCCGAGATGCTGCACCGGATCGCGGAATCCGAGCTGCGCCAGGCAAGGCTGGCCGACAGCCAGCAGGCGACGACCAAGGGGATCGAGGACTTCCCGCTCCTCGGCGTGCGGGGCTGAGCGTCATGCCTGTCATCAAGCGAGCGAAGACCGCCTTCACGGCGGGGGAGCTGGCGCCGGAGCTGTTGGGCCGCGGTGAGATTCCGGCCTGGGCGAATGGGGCGAGGCGGCTGCGCAACGTCATCATCCAGCCCACGGGTGGAATCCAGCGGCGGCCCGGATTGCGTCACCTCTCCACCCTGCCGGGGCCTGCGCGGCTGGTGCCTTTCGAGGTGAGCACGGAGCAGACCTATCTTCTGGTGCTGCTGCACCAGGCCCTGCGGGTGTTCCAGGGGGGCGCCGAAGTCGCCGTGCTGCCCGGGCCCTGGACGGAGGCCATGCTGCCGCAGATCGCCTTCACGCAGAATGCGAGCATGCTGCTGCTGCTGCATCCCGGCATGCCGCCGCAGGCGGTGCGGCGGAGCGATGCGGGGACCTGGTCCGTTGCACCCTTCGTCTTCTCGGCGGAGCCGTTCTTTCGATACGCCCCCGGCTCCGTTTCCCTGACGCCGAGCGCGACCACGGGGGTGGTGACGGTCACCGCCTCCGCCGATGTCTTCGTGCCGGGGCATGCCGGGGCGCAGCTTCGCATCGCCGGCCGGCGGCTGCGCGTCACGGCGGTGAACACGGCCGCGACGGTGACGGCGCTGGTGCAGGAGGCGCTGCCTTCCGCGAGCCCGGCGACGGATTGGGACGAATCCGCGTTCAGCGGCGCGCATGGCTGGCCCGCCAGTGCCTGCTTCCATCAGGGGCGGCTCGTTCTGGGCGGGGCGCGGGATCTGCCCAACAGGCTATGGCTCTCCCGCACCGCGCGGTTCGACGATTTCGATCTGGGCGAGGGACTGGACGATCAGGCCATCGAGTTCGCGCTGGTCTCGGACCAGCTGAACGCCATCCGCGCGGTCTTCGCGGGGCGGCACCTGCAGGTCTTCACCTCGGGCGCGGAGTGGATGGTCAGCGGCGATCCGCTGACGCCCGCTTCCATCCAGGTGACGCGGCAGACCCGGGTCGGGTCGCCCACGGACCGCAGCGTGCCGCCCCTGGATGTGGATGGGTCGACGGTCTTCCTGGCCCGGTCCGGGCGTGCGGTGCACGAGTTCTCCTATACCGACCTGCAGCAGGCCTATCAGGCGGACGACCTCGCGCTCGTCGCGCGGCACCTGATCGCGTCGCCGGTTTCCATGGCCTATGATTCACGGCGGCGCCTCCTGCATCTGGCGATGGGGGACGGCAGCCTGGCGACGCTGACCATCTATCGCGCCGAAGGCGTGACGGGTTGGACGCGGCAGGAAACCGACGGCGCCTTCCGCTCCCTCGCGGAGATGGAGGGCACGGTCTATGCCGTGGTCGAGCGCGCGGGCCGCTTCGGGCTGGAGTGCTTCGACGACGCCCTACGGCTGGATGCCGCGGTCTGGGCCACGCGCCAGGCCTCGGGCACCGGCTGGTCCGGGCTGGCGCATCTCGAGGGGCGCACGGTCGGCGTGCTCGCCGACGGCGCGCCGCGCGAGACGGCGGTGGTGCTGGGTGGCTCGATCGCGATCGAACCCGAGGCGGAGGTGGTGCAGGCGGGCCTGCCCTTCACCCATTTGGTCGAGCCCATGCCGCCGGAGACGGCTTCCGCCGCCGGCGCACGCATGGGGCCGGTGCGGCTGGTCGCCATCACCTTTCGGCTGTTGGAGACGGGGGCGCTGACGGTGGATGCCGGACGCGGGGCGCGCCCCGTGCCCTTCCGGCGCCTCGATACCCCCATGCTCGATGCGGCACCGTCCGCCTTCACCGGCGACGTGACCTTGCGCGGCCTTGGCTGGCGCCGGGATTCCCTCGCGCCGCTCTGGCGGATCGAGGGTGATGCGCCGCTTCCCTTCACGCTGCTTTCCGTAACAACCGAGACGAGGACGACCGACTGATGGCGCAGCTTGCCCCCGTCGTGACGCTCGCCGCCACTGGCGCCTCCATCTACGCGCAGAGCCAGGAGGCGGCGCGTCAGAAGAAGAACGCGCAGGTCCAGCAGCAGAACGCGCAGGTCCAGCAGGACGCGCAGCAGCAGGTCCTGGCGGCGCAGGCCACGCAGAACGCCGGCGAAAGGCGGCGCTCGCTGGAGCGCAGCATCGCCTCCGCCCGTGCCAGGCTGGCCGCGGGCGGCGTGAATCCGGACCAGGGCTCGGGTGCCGCGCTGGCGGCCGGGCTGCGGGGTGCGGCGCAGGAGGCCCAGGCCGCGGACGATGCGACCTACGCCGCGCGGCTTTCCGCGGGGCGCAAGTCGCTGCTCGACCAGGATTCGTCCCTCACGAACTGGGTGCGCGCGGGGCAGGGCCTCGGGCGCGCCGTGAAGAGCCTTCTGGACTGACCTGAACACGCCCCCGCGGCAGAACCGGAGAACCCTTATGGCCGAGCATATCCGCATCGGCGACGTCGCGCCGCGCGTGCATTACGTGGCTGACGGCGCGCAGGCCGCCTTTGTCTACCCCTTCCCGATCTTTGAGCCTGACGACATCGAGGTGCATGTCGATGGCCTGCTGATCACCAATGGCTATGCCGTTTCCGGCGCCGGGAATTCGGAAGGCGGGATCGTTACCTTCGCCGTGGCGCCGGCCGGCGGCGCCCGGGTGGTGCTACGCCGGCGGCTGGTGATGGAGCGCGTCACCGACTACCAGCCGAACGGCGTGCTGCGCGCCAAGACGCTCAATGACGAGCTGGACCGCCAGATGGCGGCGCTGCAGGAGCTGCGCGAGGACGCGAACGGCGCCTTGCGGCAGAGCCCTGGTGAGGTGGGTGGGCACTTCCAGCTGCCACTGCGCGCCGCGCGGGCGAATCGCCTGCTGGGCTTCGACAGCGTCGGCGACATCGCCACCTTTTCTCGCGGCGAGGCCACGCTGTCCGCCCCTTTTCCGGGCGCGATCCCCCGCACGGTGGAGGACAAGCTGGCCGAGCGCCTTTCCGCCCGCGACTTCGGTGCGATGGGCGACGGCGTGCATGACGATGGGCCGGCGCTGCAGGCGGCCATGAACGCGGCCGCCGCTTCGGGCAAGTTCCTCGATATCGGGGAGGGGACCTATCGCTCCACCATCCCGCTGACCCTTCCCGGCGCCGCGGCCGGGCTGAGCATGCGTGGCGCCATCCTCTATGCCGGCCCGGGCGGCGAGGCGGCGCTGACGCTGGGCGATGGGGCGGCGATCCGCAACCGGGCGAAGATCTACCAGGGGCTGCGTGTCCTCCGCGCCAGCCTTTCCTCCTGGGAGGATGAGCGGGATGTCGGCATCCTGATCCGCAACCAGGATTCCGGGCTGATCGACATCCGCCAGGTGGAGATGTTCACCATCGGCGTGCAGACGCTCGGCGTGGAGCGGGGCTTCGAGGACAGCGTGCTCTATCTCGGCCGCCTCGTGGATAACCGCTTCGGCCTCGACGTGCGGACGGCGAGCGCGGCGGCCTGGAACACCTCCGTTCGCTATTACGGCGGCCATTTCGCGCATTCCATGGCGACCTACCCGGACAAGGACCGCTTCGGCATCCGCCTCTCGGCGGCGCCGGGCGCCTATGTCGCGCATAACCGCCATGTCTTCGACGGGCCGGCCTTCGAGCTGCAGTCGCGCGACCGGGCGATCGAAGGGATCCCGTTCCTCATCCAGGTCAACTCGCGTGGCGTGATCGCGCGCAACATCCGGATGGAGGGCTGCGACCCCTATGTGGCGCGCCACACCGGCGCGGCCCAGGACCATGTGTATGAGGTCGCCTGGGCGAGCCAAGGCTATGGCGTGGATATCGACTATACCGAGACGGCGACCCGCGTGGGCAGCGTGGCGCGGGCCATGCACCAGGCGGTGGCGCATCGCGAGGCCAGCCGGACCCTGGCGGATGTGCCCAATCTTCGCGCGGCCGCCATCCGCTGGAACGGGAGCGAGACGGGCTTCGAGAAGCTCGCCTGCCTCTCCACCAATGTCAGCGGCACGCCCAGCCTGCTGCCGCATTTCACCTTCCCGGCCCTGGACAGCTACACGCTGACGGACCGCGGCGTGATCCTGACGGGCGGGCGGGGCATCGGCTTCGTCGTCGATGCGCGGCGGTGCAAGGAGTTCGCCCTGGCGGTGGATGCTGATGACCCGCGGATGATCATCCAGTGCTTCGGGGCGGGAAACGTGCTGCTCACCGCCGCCGATGGCGAGATGGTTCGGGCCTCCGGGATGTCCCTCACCTATGTCTCTGGACCGCGCTGGTGGCAGGGCAATGCCGACAGCAATGACGCGAACCTCACCCGGTTGCAGGTGATCCGCCTGGCGCCCCAGGTGCAGACCGCGATCATCGGCGTGGCGCGTGTCGGCACGGATTACGAGGTGCGGAGCCTGCGCCTGGCCTGCGACCCCTCGCAGAGCCCGGCCGTGCTCTATGGCACCCCGGAGCTGCCGCATGGCGTGCGGGAGCTGAAGGCGGAGCTGACCTGGGACCCGCCCTCCATCGCGGCGGGCGGCTCGGCCCAGGTGAACGTGCCGTGCCCTGGGGTGCGGCCCGGTGACTTCGTGCAGGCGGCCTTCAGCCTGTCCACCTCGGGCGTGGTCTTCCTCGCCCAGGTGGGCGCGCAGGATGTGGTCACCGTCACGGCATGGAATCGCAGCGGCGCGGCGGTGGACCTGAACTCGGGCACGGTGCGCGTGCGGGTGGTGAAGTCTTGATCCCGCTCACGCCGGAGGAGCTGCAACGCGCCGTCCGCGCGGTGGCGGCGGATTACGAGGCCTTTGTCTCGCGCGGCCCAGCACCGGGCACGCATGAGGACCCGAAGGCCTTCACCGCCCATCACGCCGCGGCGCGTTCCGCCCTCGCGCATCTGGAACACTTGATGAAGCTCGACAGGGGGCAGCCGCAGACCGATGCGGTGGCCGAGGCAGGCAAGCTGATCGCCGAGGCGCGCCGTTCGATCCAGCTGGCCGAACAGGAAGACCGAGAGGGCAAGGAGAGCGCGGAGGATGAAGACCCCGCCTGAGACGACCGAGCACGACTTCCTCGAATTTCTCTATGCCTGGAACCTGCGCGCCGGGGTGGCCACCCCCGGCGTGCACCGCCGCATCGCGCGCTGGCTGATGGCGCGGCATGCCGGGGAGGATCGCCGGCTGCTGCTGATGGCCTTCCGCGGCTGCGGCAAATCCACGCTGGTCGGCCTGTGGTGCGCGTGGCGCCTGGCCGTGCAGCCGGACCTGCGGATCCTGGTGCTGGCGGCCGACCACATGCTGGCCGCGCGGATGGTGGCCACGGTGCGGCGGATCATCGAGCGCCATCCCCTCTGCCGCCACCTGCTGGGCGGGGATGAGGCCTGGGCATCGGACCGCTTCACGGTGAAGCGCCCGGGCGCCATCCGCGAGCCCTCCATGCTCGCCCAGGGCATCGGCGGGAACGTGACCGGCGCGCGGGCGGAGCTGATCATCTGCGACGACGTGGAGGTGGCCGGCAATTGCGACACGCCGGGCAAGCGCGAGGAACTGCGCGAGCGGCTGTCCGAATGCGAGTTCATCCTCACGCCCGGCGGCACCATCCTCTATGTCGGCACGCCGCATTGCGCGGAAAGCCTCTATGCACCACCCGAGGCGGAAGGCGCCTATCTCGCCACCTATCGGCGGCTGCGCATCCCGCTTCTCGACGAGGGCGGCCGCAGCGCCTGGCCGGAGCGCTTCCTCGGCGAGGGGATCCAGGCGCTGCGGGACCGGGTGGGGCCTCTGCAATTCCGGCGGCAGATGCTGCTGGAATGCGCCTCCTCCGGTGCCGCGCGCCTCGATCCCGCCCTGATCGTTCGTTATGGCGAGGAGCTGGATTACCGCGAGGCGAATGGCCGGCCCATCCTTTCGCTGCTCGGGCGCCGCCTCGTCTCCGGCGGCGGCTTCTGGGACCCGGCCTATGGGCGGCCGGGGCAGGGGGATTCCAGCGTGCTCGCCGCCACCTATTCGGATGGCGAGGGGAACCACTACCTGCACCGCCTGGCCTACATCACGCAGGACCCAGACGGGCAGCCGGACCCGGCCACGCAGCAATGCCGCCGCGTGGCGGTCATCGCGAAGGAGCTGCTGCTGCCCGTGGTGCGGGTGGAGACGAACGGGATCGGCAAGTTCCTCCCGCCATTGCTGCGGCGGGAAATGGCGCGTGGCGGCGTGGCCTGCACGGTGATCGAGCACCATAGCCATAAGGCGAAGCAGGACCGGATCCTCGGCGCGCTGGACCCGGTGATGGCCGCGCGCCGCCTGCATGCGCATGAAGCCGTGTTCCGCACCGCCTTCCCGCAGGAGATGGCGGAGTGGAAGCCGGGGGCGAACGGCGTGAAGGACGACGCGCTGGACGCCGTGGCGGGCTGCCTTCTCTCCGAGCCCGTTCGGATGCCGGGCCTGCCGCCGGCGCCGCGCGGGGCTTCCTGGCGAGGCTGACCCCGCGATTCAGCATCGGTTCAACTTTGGGGCGCAATTTGAGACGGCACACAAGAAAGAGAGACGCCCGATGCAGTCGATCCGCCGCCTGACTGTCAACACCGCCACCCTGCTGGAAAGCCTCGCCAGCCTTCCCTGGACGGCACCGCTCCCGCGGCGCTGATCCGGCCCAAGTCCTCTTCTGCAAAGGCCCGCCCCTCCGGCGGGCCTTTCGCGTTTACGGGGCGCGCCTCAGGCCGCCGCCTTCTTCAGCACCTCGCTCGCATGCCGCTTCGCCCCCGCCTCGGTCATGGCGAAGCGGCCGGGCGAGACCTCCTCCGCCATGCCCATCCCGCAGAGCCGCCGCAGGCAGGCCTCGTCCGGCAATCCAGCCGGGCGGGTGCCGCCATGCGTCAGGAACAGCCGGTGCAGCGCCGACCGGCAGCAGGTCTCGAGATAGGGCTCGTTCCACATCGCCTGCTCAAAGCATCCCCCAAGGTCCCCCGGCAAGTCGGGGTGCCCCACCGCGCGATCAACCCCTGCCTACCCCCTCAACCCGGCGCGTTCCCGAAGGAGGACCCATGCCGTCCTTTCCCCCCGATCCGCAATGGATCTCCGCCGCGGTGGAAACCCCGCTGATGGCCGTGCTGGCCTGGATGCTGCACTCGCTCCGGCGCAGCATCGCGCAGGCGCCGGACCCCGGCCTTTCCCCGCCGGCCCAGCACCCCGCCTCGCATGCCGACCTCACCCAGCACCAGGCCTCGCTGGAGCGCACGCGGGACGATCTGGCGGCGTTCAAGCTGGAGGTGGCCAGGACCTATGTGCCGCTCTCCCTCATCCGCGACGTGGACGGGCGCCTCACCGCCCATCTCATCCGCATCGAGCAGAAGCTCGACGAAGCCACCCGAGCCGCCCACAGCACCGCCGCCCAGATGCGCGTGCTCGCCGAGGACCGCTGA